GAGACTGCCGCTGGAGGAATAAATCGACGGCAACGCCACCGAATGAATCCCCTCCTGGGTGCCCAGAAAGACCGAGAACACCTGCGTTTGAATCGGATAGGCCATTAGTCGTCCGAGTCGTCTCCACGGATATCGTCCACCACCGCCGAGAGTTTCGCGTGGGCGTTTCTCAGCGCGACTTCGGCATCCACCACGGCTCCGACCGCTTCAGACAGCGTCTGATTGTCGAGCAGGTCACGATTCGTGGCGTCTTCAGCAATCGTGAGCAACGTTCCCGTGAGATCAATCGCCCGTTGTCGCTTCGTGGAACTGGGTTGATCGACAATAACATCCTCCACGACCTGGATCGAGGTGGAAATCGCCTTGAGAATGGCTCCTGCCGGTCCACCAATAAGCGGCACGAACGGCACCAGCCCTTTAAGTATGCCACCAATCTTTCGCCACGGAAGTCCCATATCTATATCCTTTCAGCGCGTGGCCCCTGCCGAGAGATCGAACGCGGCCCCATGCTCCAAGAGAATTTTACCCCGTTTTCGGGCATTGTCGAGCGTGCGTGTTGGTTTCCACGGTTGTCCCGCATAGATATCGGGAATAGAATGTTCGCCCACCGCATTCGTATGCCGTTCGAGCCGTCCCGAGGATTGCCATCTTGCCATTCGCATCGAGTTTTCAGACACAAACCCTGCGGCTCCATCATAGGTATGATTTCCGCCTGTCACCCGATCTTCCGGTCGATTCTGTCCCCCAGTCGGGGTGTCAAAGCCAGTTTGCAAAAGCGAAATGACATCGCCATCCACCCCATTGAAGTCATCGACGGGAATCTGTTCCAGTGCCCGTTCGTGACAGGCCACTGGGAGGTGAGGCGCGCCTTTTCGGATCGACCGAAACAGGTCGTTGCGCTGAGACATCTGCGATCCGCCGTAGATATCTCCGAGTTCCCGCATCGGCACTGCGAAGTGACAGAGATCCTGCACCAGTGCGGCTGTCCCTTTCAACTGATCCAGCAGCTTCGTGTGATTCCCGTGCAAGTCCTGCTGACAAAACTCCTGACTCATCAGCCATGCAATGGGCGCTTTGTCAGCACGAATCACCCGTTCAAAGATTTCACGCACCCGATCTTCGTTTTTGAGAGCATTAAAGGGCGTTTCCTGAACCTCAGGACGAATGCCCGTCGAGCAGCAGATAATGACGTGTGTTGAATGGGACGCAATCGCTTCCTGTTTGAGATATCGGTCAATCTTGTTGTTGTCCCAGGTCATCATGCGTTGGGACGCCAGCCAGAACTCCTGATCGCCCGGATAGAGCCAGGTCGCTCTCGCTGTCTTCCAGTCGTGGAGCAGCCCGTCTTTCGGTTCCTCAGGAGGACAGTTATCATCGACCTCATATCTGTCCCGGAGCCAGATCGCATAGTCGTCCAAGGTGGGACATTTAATCGCTTCCCCATACCAGAGACTCGCGCCAAGGAGCCACCGGGCATTGCCGAGTTCGATGTCGTTCGGAGTATTGCCCGTGACATGGTAGAAGACATTGATGATGTCTTCGTTCGATTCTCCGCACAGCGACTTCCACGTCCCCGTGCCATGTTGGTCGGAGCCGTGCAGGTTGATGCCGGTGAATCGTTGGTGGTCATTGGGCACGACTTATTCCGGGGGTATCGGCCAGTCTGGTTGGGCTGGATCAAGGGTCGTACTTGGTAAATCTCTGAGAACTTGTCGATAGGTCTGCCACTCCGTCACTTGTGCCCCGGTCAACTGGGCGTCACCAAGTTGGGTCCAGTCACAGTCGGTTAACAGCAGATTTCTCGCCGTGCGAAGCTCAGACCATTCCCAGTCCAGTCCATACGCAGTGATATCGAACGCATCAATGATGGGCTGCGCCGCTGACTGCACTGCGGAAGGTTGTACGGTCCATGATGTCTTATCGTCTGCCGTGCCAATAGAGACACCGTCGATTGCTAGTCCCGCTGCACGGCATCGACTGTCGAGTTCACTCGCAAGTTCGCTCATCCGTCAATGCTCCCATAAATCCCACTCTGTGTCGCGCCGCCGTTATCGCCATACCAAGTCGTAGTCCCAAGCGCGGTGGATTTCTCCACCCAGACCCAGTACTGAAATCCGACTGCCGGATACTTTGTCAGATTAGCTTCCACCTGTTTAGCGTTGTAGTTGGCAACTTCCGGTCCACTGAAAACCGTAGAATCATTCGCCGTCGTCCCACCTTCATCGATGCCCACTTGCACCGTGACGTTATTGTCGCCTTGTGTACTCGCGGCGAGGCCAAGCACATTGAGATTCAGTAAGACTTCGGCCACACCCACACACGTATCGACTTGATTCGCAGTGTCAGCATTTGCCTGTCGATAAGTCGCGGTCGTATACGTCCACGAATCGGTTGTTTCGAGCTTCTGGAGCGGTCGGGGTACTCTGTTGTAATAGTTCCACAGATACCGCTTGACCATCGTGTCTTCAGTCTGCCCCCCACTTGCATTGATATACACCGTGCCAAGATATCTCCGAGTGGTCACGCCGGATTTGACCAGCACGCCATTCTGGTAGGCCAAGGCGGTGGCCCTCGTACTGTTGTTCGTCCAGATCAGCGTTTCAATCGTCACCGTCCCCGAGTTGTCGTAGGCAAACACGTCATAGGGCTTAATGGCGGTAAACCCGCTGAGACTAATCGTGATCTGCGTAAATGTCCGTATGTTCCACGATGAGCCGTCATACAGCGCAATCTTGTCCCCAATGTAGGGGGTGTAATAGATAGAGGTCGCTCCAGAGACATCAGCCGTGGTGACAGGAGTATTAGTTGTCGCTGTGAGTCGGCCTTCAGCCACACTCAAGGCAGGATCAGAGGCTGCTGATGCCCATGAACTGTCTCCCCGAAGGAAGGTGTCGCTACTCGCCGTGCCGCTGCCCAGTCGGGCGGTTGCGACGGTGCCAGAAGAGATGTTTCCTGCGGCCAGCGTGGTCAGGTTCGCCCCACTCAGGTCGTCAATAATCGTGGAACTCAAGGGGCCGTTAATCTTGCCGTCTGTGCCCACCAAGGACACATCACCTGTGCCGATGTTTAAACCCCCACCGACATCCAGCGAACTGGCTCCCGTCCCGCTAATCGTGAGTCCTGTAAATTGTGGACTATCTCCAGTGCCCACGCCGATACTGGTGCGAAGCGTCGCTCCGCTTTCCGCGACGGGATCTCCCGTGCCATCCCCGACAATCATCTGACCGTCAGTCAGGACCGCCATCGCGGTGATCGCACTTGCGCCGCTGCCCAGCAGCACCCCACCGTCTGTGAATGTGCTGACACCCGTGCCGCCATAGGCCACGCCGATATCCGTGGCTTGCCAAGTGCCGGTTGCGACCGTGCCAAGAACGGTAATACTCGAAGAACTCCCAACATCCAATGCCACGGGATCGCCAGATCCATCACCAATCAGAATCTCGCCATCTCCCAGCACGGCTGTTGCTGTAATCGCAGCGGTCCCACTACCAAGCAGGACTCCACCATCCGTGAGTGAGGTTGCGCCGGTGCCACCCTTCCCGACTGCAAGAGTGCCAGTGGCATTGCCAGCCGCCAGATAATAACTGCCTTCCTGATCATCGAGCTTGTCGGCGTTCAGGTTGGTACATTTGGTCGTGGAGGCAATGACGAGAGGAATCGTGCCCGTGGCGACATCACTCTCAAAGGTGTTCGCCCGGATTTCGTAGCCCCCCGCATCCCAGTTGGCCGACAACGCCACGGTGCCATCCGCCTTGATAAAGCCGGTGGCTTCAAGGCCGTCGAGTTTATCCGCATCCAGATAGGCCACCACCGCTGCGCCTGAGACACAGGCAAACGGGGCGTTGGTGCTGCGGCTGAATGTATGAAGGCCCGTGATGGTATAGGCGTTCTCTTCCGTCAGCAGCGTATTGTCGCTGAGATCCGCATCAGTATTAGTAACTTGAATATCAGCCATTTACGCCTCGATGTAGACCAAGGCTCCGTCCACCGACTGCGCCCCGCTCAGTTCCATGTTCAGCAGCGTGGCATCAGAGGTTTCAAACCAGCCGACCGGATTAAACGGCAGCACAATGGTCTGACCCGCCGTTGGTCCCATCTGTCCCGTCAGGGCGGTGCCACCGGCTCCATCCTCGAACCGGATCGTGACGGCGGTGCCGGTCATGGTAAAGAAGATCGCCAAGACACGGATTTTCTTCGCGGTGACCGCCGCCACCAGCGTATTATTGCCGTCCGTCGCTCCGTCAATCTTGGCGCGTTTGATGAGTTGCGTGTCTCGGGTATCCTGAAAGTCTTCCTGAATAAATGCCATTCGGCACTCCTATTCTGTGTGCATGTACCGATAATCATACCCCGGCGCACGATCCCGATTAAATCGCGCCAACGTCTGAATCACCGGCCCAAAAATCTGGTTTCCCAGGTCAATAACTGGTCCCGCTTCGTCATCCTTCCCTATACGTAACATTCTCACGGCAAACTGGACGATAGGTAACATCACAATATCGGGATAGGCAAAGGTGCCACCCGCCGTAATGTCTGACGCGGCCTTCATGCCGTAATATCGCACCGTGTGGGTCGCATCCGGCAGCGGATCCCAATAGATATTACTGCCATTCGTCCAGTACCGCACCGGACGGCCAGACGTGGTGGAATCAAACTGTAGACTGGGATATACGCCCCCGGAAGCATAGTGATCGCCCACGGGTCCGACGCGCTCCAGATCCCATGCCGGACGACTCGTATCGGGATCGATAAATTGCATCCGATCCAGACGAATGACCCCGGAGGGAAACGCTGTCGATTCTGTGCTGGCGGCGGTGGTAACGGTCCCAATACTCGATGCCATCACATTTGGCTGCAACGACATCATGGACTCGAAATGATCCTGTGCGGCATTGACGGCACGCAGACCAAGCGTGACGCCGGTTTCACCCGATTGAAGCTGAAGGCCACGATCCATGATTTCCATCGTGTCCAACAGTGTTTGACCTGTCGCCATAAGGCTTAATCCCCCGCATGGTGATTCACAAATTTACTGCCAGAGGACGGGCCGCGCATACTGACCTGAATCCTGGTGTGATCCCACTGTGCCGATCCTATATCATCGACAAGCTGTTCACGGGTCCGATCACGGGCCTCATGGTCACGACGAGATTCCTCTTCAATACGTGCCCAATACGCTTTTCCTGATCCCCACTTAAATCCACTCTGTTCATAGACCGCCGCCAGCGCACGGTCGTCAAGCGACACATAGCGATTCTGTGAATCCTCAACCACGAATAGAAGCAGCCACCCCGGACACAGGCGATGAGCAATCCGGGGGCGGCGATACCACACCAACCATCGTTCTCGTGCCGGATGCCACGTCGCATCCAGATCCGCATGAATCTCCTTGAGCTTTATTCTGAACCGATCAGGCGCATACGTCACACCAAAGCGATTGGGGTGCCAGAATTGGAGCGTCTGCTCCATCGACACCTCGTCGGTCTTCGCAACCGGCAGAGAATACGTCTCTCTGGAATCCTGAGCGGTGAGCATCGTTACCCAAAGATTTTTACGGCAAACTCCTGCACACGCTCATCCTTGCTGGATCGGCAATGCTTCGCCATTCTCGCACGGGCTATATTATAGGACTGCCGGGATTCGGGCTTGAAGTTTGTCGCCCATCCGTCAATCGGACACTGAAGCACCCCTTTGTCGGTATCTTCAATAAGACTGTCTGGAATCGCAGCCTCTTTCTTGACCCACGGAGCCTTGAACGACACAGGTTCCGCATCACGCAACATGACGCGCAGAGGTTGTCGGTCGCCATTCTCGTCAAAATACGTCGTGACCTGTCCTGAATCAGACGACACCCCTCCGCGATGGGGACGACCACGGCCATCCCAGGCGTGCATCGTGGGAAAACGTGGTGCGCCGCGATCTGACATTTCCTTCCACTTCTCATGTTCAGCCAGATAGCGCGTGATGATCGTCTCGACTGCTTCTCGACCCGCCCACGGAATACCTCGATGCTTTTCCAGTTCATCAAGGTCATACACTTCGCCAAGCACTTCACGCACCGTCACAGGATTGACGCCGTCAGGCGTCTTCTCTTGCAGCGCCGCGAGTGGTGACTCCCCCAGATGTTTCAGGAAAAACTGATTTTCTTCAATCGAATATCGAACGGGTTGAAAAGACTCCATGCGCCTCCTTAGTAACTTGTATTCGTGCGAATCACTTTCAGCACAATATGCACCGACCCTTCATAGGCGGTGACCGTGCCGGTGTAATTCAACGCAATTTGCTCCCCTTTATCCATCTTGCGGTTCGCCACCGTCGAGGTCAGCGTCGATTGGACCGGCGTATTAGCCGTACTGTCCAGCGCCAAGGTTGAACTCAGCGCCGTCGTCAAACTCGCCGGAGCCGTCCCCGAGGCGGCAATGCCGACATCCAGGGTGGTACTGCTGGCTCCCGCAATACTGTGACATTCACGCACATCCACGATTTCATAGTCCTGATCCGCAACAAAAATGCCGATGTCGGCAGCTTCTCCGGCTGAAATCGTATAGACCACATGCACCGGGGCGAGTTTTGCAATCGCTTTAATTCCCATGATTCCTTCTTTCTGGCGAAGTGACAGGGAGAGGCCGAAGCCCCTCCCCCACCTACTCAGGTTTAGCTTTCTGCGATGTCTTCGATTTTTGCCCCGGCTGCCGGGTTGTCACTCAGTAGATTCCCCTGCCAGTACCATGCGACCTCAAACGTCGCATTGGAAGTCTGACGGAAGAACGGGGTGCCGTCGAAGATTTCCGACACCGGACGGGGCACCGCATTCTCACCGTGACCGATGTAGAAATGCTTGGTGTCCATCCCGATGATGGTGTTCGCCGCAAAATACGGCTCTGCGTGCCACGGGTTGCCGCTGAAACGGTAGATCGTGCGACCATCGCCGCCATCTTTCCCTTTCTGCTGCGCGCCGCCATCACGCCCCACGCCCGATCCACTATCAAACGCCTTCGGTGAACTCATCGCAAAGAACGTGTCTTCCCGAAGCAGTTCGTGATACCGGCGAATGATCGCAAGATTGGAGATGTAGGCATTCAGTTTGGCCCCACCCTTTTCACGCACGGAATCCTCAAGCTGCATGAGGAGGTCTTCCGTCAGCGCCCGGTTGGTGCCACTGTTGTCCAACACGACCGATTCCCAGAACTCATTGCCCGCGGTACTGCGGTTAATGCCACCAAAGTTCCCCGAGGGAGGATTGGCGTCATCAATGATGCCCAGTAGACCATCGGTGTGGTAAATCGCCCCGGATTTCGTCGTATTCTCAATACAGAAGAAATCTCCAGCGGCGGTGCCGCTTGGGGCCGAGCCACTAATGGTCACGGTACGGTTGGGCGCATCAACCGCCGTCACCGTTCGGGACGCCGCCAAGTCTGCATCGTTGTCAGAGGCGTCAATCAGGTCCACGGTCATCCCCAGATCAATGCTTGGGAGCGCATTGACGGTAATGGTGGTCTGGTTGTCTGCCGCTGGCATGATCGCCAACTTGCCGAGGCCGTCCGAGATCAGATCGGCGTTGATGAGCTTCAGGATACGTCGGCGGAACCCCGCTTCCATCATCTTCAGGGCCGTCTGGAACGCAAACTTCGAGTTCCTCGCGTCCTGAATGAGCTTCCACGACATATTGTACAGCCCCGCAAACTCCTGGAGGCTGAATGACGCCTCGGTCGTGTCGGGATTGATGTTCGATGGCAATGCGCCACCTTCCGCCAAACCACTCCACGACCCAGGATTCTTCACCATGACTGGCATCAGGAACTGCCCTCGACCACCAAGGGGTTTTTTCGCCTTCTGGAACATATTCCAGCAGACGACCTCCTGGTTGACAAGGTACAACACC